TCACCGTCCAAGTACCGCGCCAGTCTGGAAAGTCTTCGCTCGTCTTGGCTCTCATGGTGCATCGCGCTCTCTTGTGGGGAGGACGACAATCCATCGCCTACAACGCCCAAGACCTCAAGTCGTCACGCGCCAAGATGCTCGTCGACTACGCACCACTCATCGAAGCCTCACCGATCAAGACGGCACTACGTCGCATCTACCTCGGCAACGGAGCAGAGTCGATCGTCTTTCGCAACTCGTCCCGTATCGACACATTCGCAAAAACCGCATCCGCCGCACACGGTCGAACCCTCGACCTAGCAATCATCGACGAAGCCCGCTTCGACTTCGACGACTCCCGTGAAGCGGCCTACTCGCCCGCAATGGTCACACGCAAAGACTCTCAACTCTGGATCCTTTCCGTCGCCGGCGATGCAGCATCGGTCTACTTCCGAAAGAAAGTCGAAGACGGACGACGACTCATCGACGGCAAGACACAATCGTCTCGAGCGTTCTTCGACTGGAGCGCACCCGACGACGCCGACTGGACAGACCCGGCAGTCTGGGCCAAGACAATCCCTAGTCTCGGCTTCACACAAACAGAGAAAGCAATCCGGCAACGATTCGAGACCGCACTTGCAGACGGCAAAGAGAACACGTTCCGTCAGGAGTATCTCTGTCAATGGATGGCCATTGAGAACGCCATGATCCCCGACCGCTACCTCGTGCCATGTCTCGACCCGACCGCGGCTCCTAGCGGTCGCATCTGCTTCGGCATAGACGTCGCACTCGACCGCTCGTCAGGCTCCATCTGTGTCGCCGACGAGACAGGCCGTGTCGAACTCATCGACTCGCGCGACGGCGTCTCTTGGATCGTGGACCGCGCACTCGACCTCTACCGCCGACACAAAGCACCCCTCGTCGTAGACGGCTACTCACCCGCGAACTCACTCGTCGATCGTCTTGAAGCCGGCGGAGTTCCAGTCGTCAGATACGCACTTCGAGACATGACGTCGGCAGTCGGCGCACTCTACGACGCCGTCCTTGAAGGCAACATCCGCATCCGACCCGATCAACATCTCGAAGCCGCGCTCCGCACGGCCAAGAAGAAACAAGTCGCGAGCGGATGGTTGTGGTCACGGTCCGAGATAGACGTTGACATCTCGCCACTCTTTGCCGCAACGCTCGCCTACTATCACGCAACGAATCGTCGAGCACCCGAGCATCGACGGAGTACCATCTTCTAAATGAACCACTCACTCATCCTCCAAGCCGTAGGGACTATCCTTGTAGTCGTGAGCCTTTCCCTCATCGCAATACCGCTCGGCATCGGCTTCGCCGGCGTCTCACTTGTCGCGTTCGGAATCGCAGCAGAAAGAACCTAGATGCTCAACCGTCTCCTACAACCGGCAACTCACAAGCGCGGCGCGTACGTCGACAGTCAAGGCCGCATCTCGCGCACATTCGTCGACTCCTACGCCGGCGTCACCGTAGACGCCGAGACAACACTTTCCGTCCCCGCTATTTGGCGAGCCGTCACAATGATCTCAGACGATGTCGGCTCTCTGCCGTTGTGCGCGTATCGAGGCAACATGAAGATCCGCCCCACTCCGCGAATCCTTGAACGCCCGAACCCACTCGAGACACCAATGGAGACCTATTCGGCAATGGCGGCGTCGTTGCTTCTTCATGGCAACTACATCGCACTCCTCGGTCCTCGAGGCACTAACGGCTACCCCGACTACATCGTCCCCGTCGACCCGAACCGCGCTCGTATCTTCGTACGCGACGGGGTCAGGTATTGCGAGATCGAACAGCGCGTCTACATTGTCGGCGAAGAAGTGTTCCACATCAAAGGATTCTCACTACCCGGAGAGCACGTCGGCATCGGCATCATCGCCGCACAACGTCAAGGAATCGGAGCCGCGATCGCCGTCATGGAATACGCCGCTCGATACTTCGACGGCGGAGCGATGCCGTCGTATGCAATCAAGTCAGACAACCCAGATCTCACACAAGAAGAAGCCGACCTCCTCAAGCAGAAATGGATGGAGCATTACGGCGCACGATCACGCATCCCCGCCGTCTTGAACGCATCGACAAGCATCCAAGAACTCACCGCAAACGCCAACGACGCACAACTCGTCGAAGCAAGGAACCAGTCAATACTCGACTCGGCCAACATTGTCGGCGTACCCGGTGCAGCAGTCGGAGCTCCGAACCAGACACGCACCTACACCAACACCGAACTCCAAGCGATCGAGTACATCAAGACAAGCCTTCGACCATTGACCACCCGCATCGAGCAAGCAATGACAGACCTCATCCCTCGAGGCCAGTACGCCCGATTCACTTTCGAGTCAATGCTTCGAGCAGACACACTTACCCGCTATCAAGCACACAAGATCGCACTCGACGCCGGCTTCCTCACAGTCGACGAAGTACGACACATAGAGAACCTTCCAACACTTGACAATTACGACAACTACGAAGACAACCCGACCGACTCAATCGACGACGAGGATGATCTAGATCCGACCGTTGACCCACTAGAAGGAATCGACCAATGAAAGAACTCGAACTCCGCTCCTACGACATCGAACTCGAACTCCGTCAAGACGGCGACGGACGAACCATCTCAGGCATCGTCGTACCGTATGACGTCGAGCAACGAATCAACCCGTCACTCACCGAAGTATTCCGACGCGGAGCGTTCGCCGCAGTCGCCAGAGAAGCGCACCGCGTCAAACTCCTAGTAGGTCACGACTCACAGAAACTCCCGATCGGACGCGCCACACTTCTACGCGAAGACGACCGAGGACTGTACGGTGAGTTTCGTGTCAGCAAAGGCCAACGCGGGGACGACATTCTAGAACTCGTGAAGGACTCAGCCTTGACCGACTTCTCAATCGGATTCCAAGCATTGAAGGACCGACGCCGACCAGACGGAGTCGTCGAACGAATCGCGGCGCACCTCGCCGAAGTCTCACTCGTAACCTTCGGCGCATACGGCAAGAACGCCGCCATCGCCGGCGTCCGAGAAGAATCAAGCACTCCGAACCTCGACGCCATCGCCGACATCCTCAAGGATCTCGGCCGATGAGATCAGCACAAGTCACCGTCGGCACGACCGCGACTTTGCTTGCCGGGGCCGACAACATCAACCGTCTGATTTATGTTCACGCACTTACCAACACGACCGTCTACCTCGGCGGATCTAACGTGACCACATCGAACGGATTCATACTTGAGAAGGACGACGGCTATCTGTCGTTGACAATCCCTATCGGAGAGACCGTCTACGCAGTCGTAGCGACTGGCACCGAGGTCGTGTCTGTGCTTCTTCCTAACGACTAGACAATGCCCTACCACGTCGAGTCCGATAACGAGTCGTGCAACGGCTACGCAGTCGTCAAGGATTCAGACGGTGAAGTCATGGGATGCCACCGCACTCAAGGTCAGGCCGAACAACAGATCGCCGCAATCAACGCATCCGAAGACGAACAACGCGCCGAAAGTTACGCACCAACGCAAGGCATGATCGAAGAAGCCCGACGCGGTCTCGACTGGCGCGAAGAATACAACCGAGGCGGAACAGAGATCGGAGTTGCTCGCGCTCGAGACATTGTCAACGGCCGCAACCTATCGAGAGACACGATCGGACGGATGGCGTCATTCTTTGCACGACACGAAGTCGACAAAGAAGGACAAGGATTCACGCCAGATCAAGACGGCTATCCATCTGCCGGCCGTATCGCGTGGGCATTGTGGGGAGGCGACCCCGGCAAAACATTCGCCGACGCAATCATGCGACAAGAAGACAACACAGACGACTCAACACCGAACCGATCTATCGCCGAGCAAATACTGGCAGACATCCGCAACAGACGCTAGAATCGCATCTAGTCGGCACCCCACCGAACGGAGCGCGAGCACCCCGCACTAGCGGCACCCTCGCCCGTTGCGCGATGGCACCCCGTTGAAAACCCATCAACATCGGAGAACAACCGTGAACTCATTCCTCAATCAACTCAATGAAACCCGCAACAACAAGCAAGGGATCATCGACGCAACACTCAACCTCGCAGCCGAATCGACTCGCGACATCACAGACATCGAACTCGCAAACATCCAAGCCCTCAAACTTGAGATCGACAAACTCGACGAGCGCATCGCACAAGTAACAGATCTTGAAACACGCAAAGCAGCAGCCGCCGAACTTCAAGCCTCCGTCCCATCGACCGAGGTTCGTTCCGCAGCACCCGCCCGCGTAATCAGCGAAGAAGCCACATACCACGAACGCTCCGAGCGCGACTTCCTCGCAGACGCAATCGCAGCCGAGTTCGGTGGCTCATACGAAGCTCGCGAGCGCATTCAGCGTTACCAGAACGAAGTCCGCGTCGAGAAGCGCGACTCTGGGACAAGCAATTTCGCCGGTTTGGTCGTACCTCAGTACCTCGTCGATCAGTTTGCACCGCTTCGCCGTGGAGGTCGCAAGACTCTCGACATCTCAAGCAATGCAGCACTCCCGGCTTCCGGTATGACCGTGAACATTGGCCGTCTCACAACGGGAATCACTTCATACGTTCAGGCGTCAGAGAACACCGCACCAACAGAATCAAGCCCAGACGACACACTCCTCACGGTCAACGTGAACACCGTCGCGTCAATGTTTGACCTCTCGAAGCAAGCAGTCCTCCGTGGTACTGGCATCGAGACACAGTTGCTCGGCGACGCGATTCGTTCGTACCAGTCGAAACTCGATCAACTCGCAATCAACGGATCAGGCTCATCAGGTGAGCATCGCGGAATCTTGAACACTTCAGGAATCAACTCCACGACCTACACCGACGCATCACCGACATACGCGGAGTTCTTCCCCAAGTTGGTCGACGCGATTCAGAATGTTGCAACGAACTACTACGGCGGCGCGAACTATGTCGTCATGCACCCGTCAATGGCCGGCGCACTTATGAAGGCAGTCGACTCCTCAAACCGTCCAGTCATCACCCCCGCATCAGGTGGACCGATGAACGCACCCGGCTCGTACGATCGTCCCGGCTACGACTCACGCTTCTCGCTTCTTGGCTTGCCAGTAATCGAAGACGCAAACGTACCGACAAACCTCGGAACAGGAACCAACGAAACCGCCATCATCATCGGCGACTTCAACGAGTCCTACATCTGGGAAGACAACTCAGGCACTCCGCTCTATGTTCGCTTCGAGCAGCCAGACGGCAACATTGCAATTCGCACAGTCGTCTTCGGCTTCTCGGCTTACACCGCCGGCAAGTACCCCGCAGCATTCTCCGCAATCACCGGCACCGGCCTCATCACCGCCAACTGGTAGCGAGAACTTGACTAGTCTCTAGGGAGCACAGCCCTAGAGAGTCAGGATCCACAATGCTCAAGCACATCATCATCGCCGCCCTCGAAAAAGAACTCGAAGGATACGAACGGCGAGGACTCAAAGATCGCGCGAACCAAGTACGCCAAGAGTTGACTCGTCTCGGTCACTCGATGACCACGATCGTCGAGACTGTGCAGGCCGAGACGGTCAACACCCTCACAGATGCCGTCAGCGACGCTCAGACGGCCGTGGGGCGCGTCAAGAAGGCCGCAAGCACTCAGACACCCAAGCCCTCAAAAACCACTCGGAAGAAGTAGATCATGGCAATCACGAACGGATACATCACGCTCGCGAACCTCAAGACCTACCTCAAGATCGACGACTCAGTAGACGACGTCATCCTCGAAGGAATCATCGAGTCGGCATCACGCTCAATCGACCGCATCGCTAACCGTCGCTTCTATGCAGACGCCGCAGCAACCGCCCGCACATACCGTCCGATAGGCAACCTACGAGTCCAGATAGACGACGTATCGTCAACGACTGGACTCATTGTCAAGACCGACCCCGGCTCGACTGGCACCTACGCGACAACCTTCACCCTCAACACGGACTACATCGTGGAGCCAACGAACGCCATCGCGCTCGGACGCCCGATCACGACAATCACCATCGTCGGCCCGACCGCGTTCTCACTACCCGTCAACTACTGGCCACAAGTACAAGTCACCGCTAAATGGGGATGGCCCGCAGTACCAGACGACATCGAACAGGCCACCTACATCCTCTCAGCCGACCTCTACAAGCGACGCGACTCAGTCGGCGGAGTTCTCGGTATCTCCGAACTAGGCGCGATCAGAATGTCGCCACTCGGTAGAGACATCGCCGCAATCGTACGCGCCTACCGTCGAGAGTTCTTCGCGTGACACCGAACGGAGTACGCACCGCCATCGGCGTCGCACTAGACACGATCACCGGCTTGCGATGCTTCGACTACGTCCCCGACTCTCTCGCACCGCCGGCCGCCGTTGTTGAACCGTTAGAGATCGACTACGACGAAGCAATGAACAAAGGTCTCGAGTTCTATCGCGCCTACATCCTCGTCATCGTTGGCCGTATGTCGGACCGTTCATCACAAGACAGACTCGACGCCTACCTCACCGACACCGGCGCATCATCCGTCAAGGCCGCACTCGAAGCAGATCGCACACTCGGCGGAGCTTGTGCAACTCTGCAAGTAGCATCAGCGAGACCCCGAGAAGTAGTAGTCTCAGGGGTGAACATGATCGCTTATAGATTCGAGGTCCGCATTTATGGCTAACTACAAGATCCTCGTCGAGTCCACACTTGGCGCAATCGGTGACACCGTAACGGACGCCGACATCATCGCCGCTCCCGCAGACATTGAGCAACTCATCGTCTCAGGTATCGTCGAACCAGTATCAACCACCAAAAACACTAAGGAATAGAACAATGGCAGTCTTCGCCCTAACAGATGCACAATTCACGCTCAACACAATCGACCTATCTTCGTACGTCACTAACATCGAATTGACTTATGAGTTCGACGCAGTCGAGACGACCGCAATGGGGGCCACCGGCCACTCCAACATCAAGTCACTCCAGAACATCTCATGCACGGTCGAATTGAACAACGACCTCGCAGTCGGCAAAGTGTTTGACACAGTCTTCGCAGCAGTCGGATCAGGAACAAACACCTACATCGTCAAGTCACTCTCGACAGGCACCCCGAATCCAGTCCTGACGGTATCGGGGGCCTTCTGCCCGAGCGCACCGATCGTATCAGGCACCGTGGGAGACCTCAGTAAAATGAGTATCACCCTGACCGGCGGGACACTAGTCAAGACATGAG